TGGGCGCTCCGTCAGCGACAGGTTGAACTAGACGCATGGCAAGCCTACTCGCTCGATAAGGCGCTAAGGCACGATAGCAACGGCGATTTGATACACCGAATCGCGCTCCTATCGACGGGGCGGCAGTCTGGCAAGTCCGTTATCGTCCGCATGTTCGCTGGATGGATACTCGATAACGGATGGAAACTCCCGCCGTTTCGCGATTGGACAACGCTACTTGCTGCCGCTCACGACGCGAAACAGGCGCGCGTGGTATACAACGCGGTGTATAACGACATGGTAAGTACCCCGTCTCTACGCGCGAGCGTGCATGCGACGAGGTATTTTGGCATCCGTTCCCGACAACATCGCGTTGACTTGGATACCGTTACGCACATCCCCGGCAGCGCGCGCGGCAAATCTGCCGGTGCGATTCTGTGGGATGAGATATTAACGCAAACGGATTTTGATATGTACGAGGCGCTAGCGCCTACTCAATCCGCGCAGCGTTCCCCGATTATGCTAATGACAAGTACAGCAGGGCATGCCCGTTCGATGGTACTACGGGCATTTTATGACCGTCTGGCGCGTATCGTATCCGGGGAATTGGAGCCAGACCCCGCATTTTATGCCGCTTGGTGGATGGCAACGGACGATGATGTAGGCCTAGACTGGGCCGAATTACGTAAGGCGAACCCATCGCTAGGCGATGGCAGACTATCCAAGGCAGCGGTTACCACAGAATTTGCCGTGCTGCCTAAGGCGTCGTGGATACGCGAGCGCTTAAATCGCTGGGCAGACGAGAGGGCAGAACCGCCATTCTCCATGCAAGCATGGGGAGAGTGCCGATATCCCGAGCCTCTGGCAGATGCTCAGGGACCATACGTACTTGCCATCGATTGCGATAGTTACCTTACGGAAGCGACCATAGCCGTTGCCGGGGTACGTCCTGACGGGCGGGTAGGGGTTGAATTGTACCGTCATTTGACGGGTACCCCTGCCAATCAGATTACCGGAGGGCAAATAGAAACCTTGGTTTCTAATTTCAAGGGGCCGATTAAGTCAGTCCTGTACCCTGCATCATCCGCGCTCGCGCCCGCGCTCGTGCGTGCGGAGATGAAATCAGGACTCCCCTACGAAGCATTGCAGGGGCCGGATATGGTGAGAGCCTGTGCCGATTTGTCAGAGGGTATCGGAGCGCGACGCATCGTACACAATGACCCGTTTCTAGATGCAGAGATTGCAGGGGCAAATCGGCGCATGGTTGGGAATGACGGCGGTTGGCGATGGAGCATCACGACAAGTCAGACCCCGATTACATCTGTGGTCGCAGTTACCTTAGCGTTTAGCGGGGCGTCGCGCGTACCGCGCTCCGTGCAAATCTTTTTCCCCGGAGGGTAGAAATGGGATTGCCTGACCTGATTGTAGTTATCGCGCTCGTCCTAGCGGCGGTAGATGTTTGGGATAGCAGGGGCCGGAGTGCTACGGCATGGGCAGTCGTACTCGTCTGCGTCTCCCTGCTATGGCATTTGCTGCCGCTCTAGCCAATGCACCGGTGCATCATCTGTCGCCGGTACATGTGGCCTTGGCAACATCGGGGGTTTGCCTACGGAGCCAGAAGCGTGTTGCGTTTTCACACCGCCTGTCGATACTCTTGGATGAGGTTTAGTAAGTAGTCCCCCCTGCCGGGCGTATCGGTGCGTTGCAACCTGTCAACGAAAACATTTGTTCAGGGGTTGACAAACCTGCCCAAGTATGCATCGAACCTACCAAATCTAATCTAAGGTACCGCCATGCCTCGCAAATTTTGTGGCTGTATCATTTCACATTTCGTGCGTAGTCGGGGCGTGGCGACCCCTTAGAATGCGCCACAGGGCATTTCGTGCGTGGAGAGAAACCTGAGTTTCTAGACCCGACCATACCCCCACCCCGCACAGGAATTCCTTAGCGAGCGGAGCGAGCGCACAATGGAATTCGCGGGGTGGGGGATGCAGGGTACTTGTGCGGACCGTCAGAGTATGGCTATGGGTAAAGCCAAGCATGCCAAGCGGACTGCGTTAGACATCCAAAAAAGAGACGTTGTAAGCCTACCGGGGGCGGTGCCGTTTACCGTCTCCGGTGGTTTTGTGTCAACGTCATACCCACTGACGGTTCAAGAGGCGGCAGGGATTGCAGCGGTAAGGCGATGCGTCACGCTGATAGCGAACGCGATTGCGGGGCGCGAGTGGCAGGAATGGCAGGGGGTTACGAAACTGCCGCCATCCCGCATTGTACGCAGACCCGCCGCGCTGATGAGTCGCCGTGAATGGACATGGAGGGTTATTGCCTCTCTATGTTTCGATGATATCGCGTACCTATGGATGGTCGGGGGAGTAGATGATGAGGGGGTACCCGGTTCCCTACTCCCCATCCCGAAGCAAGCAATCTCCGTTGCCGGGGTTGCTGACCCTTGGGGCATCTTTCCTCCGACCCAATATCAGATTAGCGGTGTTGCGGGACCGATTAGCGCAGAGTCCATCATTGCGATTCGGTCTGCTATCTGGCCGTCGGTCCCTCCGCATCTGCGCGGAATTCTCCAGATGTCGCGGGATGTGCTCATGGAAGCATACGGAGCGGGTACGTATGCATCCAAGTTTTGGCAGTCGGGCGGAGCGCCGACCGTCGTGCTAACGACGGAACAGGAATTGACAGACCCACAGGCGGAGACAATCGGGGGTAGGTGGGTTTCTCGGCGTTCGCTCGGTCCTGACTATCCTGCCGTCATGGGTAAGGGGGTTGAGGCAAAACCGTTTGGTGCGGATATCTCAAACAGCGTGGCGACCGAGGCGAGGCGGGAAATCACGCTAGAAATTTGTAACCTGTTTGGCGTACCGTCGCATTACTTGAATGTCATTCCGACTGGTACATCGCAGACATATTCCAATTTGAATGATGAGGCATTGTCGCTAGAGAGGTTTACGCTTGGTGGATATATTGACCCCATCCAAGACGTGATATCAGACCTGTTGCCCGGTGACCCCATCGAGTCACGCCGGATGCGAATTGATATGAAGCCTCTTACGCGACCATCGCAAGAGGGTAGATTTAGAGCGTGGCAGATTGCCACAGGGAGTGCAGCATTTATGAGCGCAGAGGAAGTCAGGACCGAGGAAGGACTGCCGCCAGAGATGCCAGAATCAGAAACGGAGGTTTCTGAGCCTGAGCCAATCCCGGAGCCTACGCCAGAGGATGCGCCAGAGAAGGAACCGGAGTCGGAGCCTGCTAGCGCATGAGAATTACCACACAGTCAAAAGTTAGTATCCGGGACGCAACCGATACGACCCCTGCACGTATTGAAGGATTGGCAATCCCGTATGGGGTTACTATCAATGTGGCGGGAGGGAAGGAACGGTTTAAGCGCGGAGCGTTTCGCGAAGCGGTTGCAGCCGTTAAAGCGGGAGCGCGTCACGCGTATTTGACAACGCATGACGGGACCATCGCGGGCGTTATCGATGACTTGACCGAGGAACGGGACGGATTGCATTTCGGCGCAGCCTTGCTCCCGGTGCCGGGAGCGGATGAGGTACGCGCAACCGTTGGTGCGGGTATTTCCGGGGTATCTGGCGAATTTATCCCCGGCATTGTAGCACGTCATGGCGACGTGCAGGAACATATATCCGGGGTTCGCATCGCTGCGATTGCCGGGAGTTATGCGCCAGCCTATGAGTCTGCGCGCGTGAATTTGCGGGATGCCGCAAGGGAGGTTAGAACTGTGCCGAGTCTGTCGGTTGCCGCGCTTAATGAGCGGCGCGCTGCCATTGTATCAGAGGCAGCTACAATCCGCACGCTTGCGGAAACGGAGGGGCGCGACCTTGACGCGAGCGAGCGAGACGCGCTGGCAACGATTGATGCTCGCACATCGAATATCGATACGCTTCTAACGGATGCACGGGCAGATGCGGAGCGGCGCAATGCAGAGCGCGCAGCCTTGCCATCCGGGAGTCCTGCAATCGTAACGCGTGCCGAGTCCGTGTATGGTCCCGGTACGGAACGGTCGTTTTTCTCTGACCTTGTAGCGGCAACGTTGAAGCGAGATAGCGACGCCATCCAGCGGATGACGCGCCATAAGATGCTCGTTACTGACCTTGCGACGCAGATTGAAAAGCGAGCCGTTGAGACAAGCGAACTGGCCGGAGCCTACCCGACGAATTACTATCCTGATTTGTACGTCCCTGATATCGCATACACGGGACCGCTTGGGGCGTTCTTTGCCGTCACTCCGATTACGGCACCAAATCCGATTATCGTTCCATCGTTCGCAAGTGTCACCGGGGATACTGGCGTACAGGCCACGGAGAATACCGCGCTTGCAACCGTTGACCCTGTGACGGCACCAAAGACGCTGACCCCTAAGACGATTGGGGGAGAGACTATCGTTGCTCGACAAGCGGTGGATGGGGCGTCACCGGGTACCGATGTCATCATCGGTAACGAGTTGCGAGAACTGTTGATGCGCGATACGGAGCGGGAGATTGCTCTAGTGCTTGAAGCACTGACGGCATCTGGCACGATTGCCGATACCGCTGGGACAGGCGCAGCGCAGTCGGGGCGTGATTTGTATAAGGGCATCGCAGCGTTGCTTGGAACGTTCTATGCCGGTGCTGCCGCTGGTGGAGCCGGTGCGCGCATGCTGCCAGCCGAAGGGGTGTTCGTTAATAGCACAGACTGGGGTAACTTGGTTGCTGGCGAGGATACCACGGGACGCCCGTTGCTCGCTTATATCAATCCGCAGAATGCGCTTGGACAGCAAACCGCAGTGGGGTTCCAGCGCGGGCAGATTGGCGGGGTTCCCGTCGAGCCAGCATGGGCAATCCTGAGTGCGCTTAATGAGATTATCGCGCGGCGGAATGACGGTCGGCAATGGAAGTCTACGGTTCTGGACGTTCGCCTTATGGAGCGTGAAGGTCCGCAGTCTGTCGTGTTTGCCGTCATGCAGTATTTCGGTTTTGCCGTTCTGGAGCCGAAAGGCGTTCGGCGCTACACGTATACCAACGTCTGATAGAAACGAAAGTTTCTGTTATGGCGATTGCGCTAACTGGCGCTCAGGTATTGGCGTTCGTAGGGGTGAAGTCCCCTACGACCGCCGATACTGATTGGGCAAATGCCGTTGCCGGTGCAGTCGTACAGGGTATCACACATCGGTTAAATGGCGCTACCACGACCCCAGAGGCAGAGACAGAGTTAAACGTTGCTGCGATGATTGCCGGAGCGGAAGCGTATAAGCGGCGCGAAGCAACGTTCGGTGTGACGGGGTATGCCGATTTGGAGGGGAACGCGATTCGCGTTGCCAAGGATTATCTAGAAGGAATGCGCCCGGTAATTGACCGTTACGGGAATGGGCCGGGGATTGGATGAGCCTAAAGGATAGTCGGGAGACGATTTACAATGCGTTGATTGCGGCAGATGTCAACGCATTTTATGGCGTTGGTGCATTTACCGCTCCATGCGCTCGCATTTTCCCCGCTGACCCTTGGGTAGATTTGAGCGGTTTAGCAAATGGTCGGCGCACGCAACGTTGGGAGATTTGGGCAGTTGCGGGCAAGGCGGATTCGCTCGCAACATATGATGAGTTAGAAGCCTTGGTTATCGAAATTAATAGCGTGTTGTCGCAATTACAGGGATGGTCAACCCCCGCGTGGCGCAGACCGTCCGTAACTGATATGGGCGGTTCCCGATATTTTGCTTGTCGGGGAACGATGGAAACGACACAGGAGGTTTAAGTGGCTACCATCCTTTTTATGAAAACCGCCAAGTTTACGATGAAAATTGGAGCGGGAACAGCGCAACCGTTTAGCGGAGATGTGGCGGACGTACACGTAGAGGTTACGCCGGGGGATAGAGTCGAGTACCCGACACTCGATGGAGCCGTC